ACCGACAACACTAAAATTATAGATACTTCAACAAGCGATGAAATAGAGATATGTCCGGTATCTGATTCATTACCTATGGTTGTGAATGGAATAACGTACAAAAACGCTAAAATAAGACGCAAAAAAACTAAAAACAATATAAGTGTTGTAAAAGATGTAAAAATCCAACACAACGCAGAAAAAAGCGGTGTAATGATGGTTAAAAGAAACAAAGTTATTGAAGTAAAACAAATAGAGCGAAAAGAATCATATTGGTGGCTGTTATGGTTCTTACTTTTAATCCCGATTTATTTTGCGTATAAAAAATATAAACATTACATTTGAAACTTCATAAAGTTTTGATTTAAGGTTGAATTCCACTCTCACATAAATTGAGAGTGGTTTTTTTTTATCCTTTCAAACAACTCATCCAACAGCAATTCATCAGCAGTACTATCAATTCCTAATATTTTCTTATTTACAAGAATTGATATTAGATATTTATGGCAGTTCTGTTTTGCCTTATCGCTTTGTGATGTGCCTTTTCGATAAAGTTTAAAATCTTCATAGTGGCAAACTAAATTTTTATAATCGTTTATTAATTGGTCGTGAGCAATAAAATGCTCTTTAGATAATAGGTAGTTCATAATAATTCAAAATTAATTTTGCTTTCGTTAATTGTATATATTTCTTTATTCTCAAAATCGAAATGTAAATTGTTTTGAGATAGCTGTTCTAATAATGACTGAATGATAAATAACTGATAAAAGCTATATCCTTTTTTTTCGTTTGCATTTCCGCAAATTATTTTTGGCCTTAACTCATTGGAGTCAATTATTCTGTGAATAAATCCGTAATCAACGTTACAGAAATCAGCGATGTTTTTAATTGTGTAAATCATAATAAATAAGGTTCTATTTTATCAAATGGGAATGTTTCGTATTTTTCTTCATCAAGCCAAAAAATTGTTGTCAAATATCCGGAGTCAGTTAATTCAATACCGGACAATCTAAAAGGTCTTTTATTTTTACTCATGTAAAATTTAAAAGAAAATGACCAATTTTTTTCTACTATTATTTTTTTTTGCTTTTTTTCAAACGGATTATTAATTTGTATCATATTTTTTTGTTTTAGTGTAAACCAAGTGTAAACCAGTTTACAGTATTAATATTCTATTAACCCTTTATTTTATTGGCTTTTTGCTTAAGTGTAAACTGTAAACTGTAAACCTGAATAAAAATATTTATTTTTTTTATTTTTTAAATTTTATTTTTTTTGTTTTTTTCGTGGTTTACAGTTTACACTTGCTATAAAAACCTTGTGAGTGCTAATAAAATCAATGCTTTACAAGTGTAAACATAGTGTAAACTACTGTAAACCGAAAGTTTACACTAAAATTCCTACTTTTTTAAATATCTGTAAACCATTTGACGAGAAATACCTAATAATTCAGCAATTTTTGTACGGTTAAAATCCGGGTTTTCTTCAAAACATTTTTTAACAAAACTTTCATTATCAGTAGCAGTTGAAATATTAGATTTTATTTTTGATGTTTCAGCACTATCAATTTTTATCTTTTTAAATTGATTGATAAAATATTGCGCTAATAAATCAGCTTTTAAAATTGTTTCTTTATTAATTAAAGTTTCTCGAATATCTTTAGAGTGAAACATACAATCCAAAAAATGTATAATTAAAGCAAAGCGAGGAATATAAACTTTAATTTTTGCTATCATACTTTTATTGCTTTCAATTTCATCATCTGAATTTTGTAAAGAAGAATAAGTATTAAATATTACTATCCAGGTTTTAAAACCTTCTGTTGACATTTTACAAATAAATGGTATAATGTTATCGTTTTCATCTTTTTTTATAAACTGCGCAACGCTATCGCTTATTTTTATAATGCTATCACTCCACCATTCAGATATATTTTCTTCCAAATCAGTTAATGAAAATTGCTCAAAAGTTATTTTTTCAGGATAACAAAATAAAAACCGATCAATAAAACCATTTGCAATATTTTCAGTTGTAAACTGTTCATCTAATATTGTTGGCTGAATACCTCCCATTACAGAAATAAATGGAGATGCAATATACAAATCAGGTCGAGATACTCTGTTAACAATAATACTTTCGTTACTCCAAATAGATAACCATTTTTGCTTATCAGATCCATCTCTATACTTATTCATATCTTTAAACCATCCATCAAGTTCATCCTTAAAAACTCCGATTGATTTATTGCTTTCGTTATGCAAGTTTATAAGAGCTTCAATAGTGGTATCCTCGGCAAGTATTTGTTTTTTACGTGGCTTATCTATTGGCACTAATCCGGCTTGTTCTTTTTTTGTGGCTTCAATATAACGCTCATATTCTTTATATTTATTTAAATAATCCTCAATCTTCTTTTGATTAATCTTTTTAACTGGAGCAATTATAGGCTTTGTACTTGGTGTTTTACCTAATCCCGCTCGGCCAACTAAAGCAATAAATAAAATAGGACTTTCTAACCATCCTTTTTTAGCTTCAATTTTCATAGAATTACCGATTAATATCGAAGTCATCCAAAGTAAGGCACCCGACATAAAATCTTCATTTAACATCAAACGCTCCTTACAATGCAAAATATATTTTTCAACTACATCAGGAAAAATCTCTAAAGGAAATTCAATAGATTTTATTTTATCAGAAACAACAGGAACAACCTCTTTAACAAATCTACTTCCAAAGCCTTGTTTATATAAATCCGAAGCCGCTGCCTTAAAATCATCATTGTGATATTTTTTACAATACACTAAAAAAGGAGTGTATATCTTTTCAGCATCATACATAGAACCTGTTGAGTGCAAGTACATAAATCCGTTATCTTTAAAAACATATCCGGAATGTGGCGAACTGGCACCATTACGCTTTATAACATATTTTTTTGAATGATTACCTACTATTGTAAAACTATCGCTTATAAGATCTAAAATTGATGATTTCTGATTATAATCTTCCCATGGAGTTAACTGACCTATATTGTAAACTTTATTATCTTTTTTTGGCTCAATAGGTATTTCATCAATATAGTTATACATTTTTGAGAAGCTCCAAAGTATTTCCCTATCCTGATCAGAAATATAATTTATACCTAAATAATCATTTTTAGATACTTTGTTATTTTCGTAAATAAAAACATAACCAAACTTACCTCGTGTTTCTATAATGGCTTCAGTATGTCCTTTTAACTTTGCTATTTTTGTGTTTTTATCAACTCGTTTTGATTTGTAAAGTATATGATAGCCATCATTCATAGTTTTATAAATAACAAACTTATCATCAAAGTCCAAAATATTATCTCTTAAGTAACCTAAATATTCATTCCAAAAGTCTGTTTTTTCTTTTGCAGTTGAATAAACTTTTAAATCAATATCAATAACTTCTAAATCTTCAAATCCTGTAATTATTCCAACGTTTTTAGTTGGCTTAACTTCTGTAACAATACCATCGTTATCAGTAAAACTTTTACCTCCAGAATATTGATAGTTTTTTAAAAACTGGTCCTTGGTTAATTTTTGTGTTTGTAATTTTTTCCATCCGAAATTCGGTATTTTATCATCCCCTACTGTAAGAAGTGAGAATTTTTCAAGAAGTTTTAAGTAATACATATATTTATATAAAAAATCCTATCAGTTTGGTAGTGGAGTACCGCCCTGATAGGACTGTTAAAATTCTTTATTTGTAATAATGCTCCACCATTAATACAATTACAAATCTAATAAAATTTATCGAACCAATCTATAAAATCATCAAAGGTTTTAACTATAATATAAATTCCCATTGATTTTTCTATTGATAATTGATATTCTTTTTGCGCATCTGACTGCCTATCTTTTGCCCATTTAATCTCAATCTTTACAGAACGACCTTTTATAGTTGCGGAAATATCAGCAGTTCCTTTTGTGCTTGTTCCTGGAGTCCATACTCCGCTTCCAATAGTACGAACTCTGCCTATTACATCGGTTACTTGTTTTTTACCATCCCTGTATTGACCTTGTGAACTAATACGCTCGGCCTGGCAATTACTCATATTTAAAAATTCAATAACTAACCTTGTTAAATCATTAGCTCCGGCTTCTTTTAAGTTAGGAGGCGGAATAGTGTTTTCACGACCTATAAAAGATGGATAACGTTGCAGTTTATCATCAATATATAGTTTAGTATAACGTGCTTTGTTTTCTTTGTTCATGTTATTTATATTCTTTATCAAAAATGTAGTTAAACTTATTTTGCATAATCTGAAAAAAGTTTGTTTTTATTACTTCTTTATTATCATAAAACTTAAATAATACAGGCTCCAAAAGATATTGCAATTCTCTTGCCTTATCTTGTATTTCTTTAGTTTGCTTTGTAGGTGTCATTACTGGCTCATCTATTTCTTGAACCAGTAAATCCACTAAAACAAATATTTTAGATAACTTTTTTTGCATTAAAATAAAGTTAAAGTTGCACTTTTTTCATCTACAAAGTCTTTATGATTTTTAGAATTTAAAGCAAAGTAGCTTTCTTTTAATTCTATTGATATTGATTTTCTATTCATTTTAATAGCACAACAACCCTCTGATCCAATTCCGCCAAAAGGGCTAAAAACTGTTTCGCCTTCATTTGAATATAAATGTAATACTCTTTCAATAGTATCTAACTGTAAAGGGCATATATGTTTTTCATCATTTCCATCACGACCTGACCGATATTGTAATGTACGTGAATAATCAATATCATACCAAACCGGCGAAGCATATTTTTGCCATAAATCAACTGGTAAATAATCTAATTTTGAACTATCTTTATCTTGATGAGTTATCGGAGTTTCATTTTCACCTTCGTTTCTAAAAAATAAAACATAATCAGGAATACCAACTCTTGACATTACACTATCTTTTTTAATAGTTTTATGAAGTAAACCTAATGCCTTTGTTCTTTGCATTTCTGTTACAGGATTCTTCCAAAGAGTAACTTTTGAATGATAAATAAATCCTTCTTCTTGAAACCAGTTAATAAGCATTCCACTAAAATCACGCAATCCAATATATCCTTCTTTACCTTTTTGGATTGGTAAATCCATGCAATGAATAGCGCAAATACGACCGCTTTTTAAAACTCTTTTTAATTGCGGTATTAAATATTTAAAATGTTCTTGAAACTGATTATAATTGCTTACATTTCCCATATCCTCTTCTTTATCGCTATAAACGTATAACTCCGCAAAAGGAGGCGAAAAAACAATAACATCAGCGCAGTTATCAGGTAGCTTTGCTGTTTCTTGTACACAATCTCCATTTATTAAATGGTAGTTTTCTGTTTTAATTTCTTTATTCATAATTTTTACTTTTGATTTTGCTGTTTTATAATTTGTTTCGGCTGAATATAATGCCATTTCTCTGATTCGTTCAAAATGTTGTTTTTCTTTATCTAAAATAGTTGTTCTTACGTTGGTTTGACTTTCAGGAATAAGAATATGTACTTTTACTTTTTTCTTTTGACCGAAACGATAACAACGTCTAACAGCTTGATAAAATGCTTCAAACTTAAAATCATAACTCATAAAAATCATATCACTACATTGTTGATAGTTCATTCCAAATGATGCAATAGATGTTTTAGTTATTAAATTTTTAAATTCATTATCAGAAAAACCATTTAAGTATTTAGCTTTGTATTCTGGAGTATCAGCACCTTGAACATTAATAGAATTATCTAATAACTTTGAAAGTGTATCAGTCTCACTATTTTTTAATCCCCAAATAATACATTGATTTTCTATATTATTTACAAGTTCTAAAGTTTTAGCAATTCTTAAATCAAAACTTCTATTCAAATCTTTATGTAGTTCAGTAGCTGAAACTGCCACATCTCCAAATAATGTTTGGCTTAAATTTTCAACTGGTATAATATGCTCAATATATTCTATTTCAGGAAGTGTATAACCATCGCCATTAAATCCTAAAGTAACTGGATTATCAATAGCAATACTCCAACTTGACACGTATTTCCAAAAATTATCTTTAGCGTGTTTTCTTAATCTCCATTTTGAAGTTTCACCACCATCATGAACAAAAAACATCGCCAACATTTCTAAATAACTCATACCGCCTAAAAATTCAGAATGCTGACCTAACTCCATATGATCGTTTGGTGATGGTGTAGCAGTACAACAAAGCTTATAAGGAGTTGATTTAAACAATTCTAAAATTAAAGATGAAGTTTTACCATCACGGCCTTTTAAAATTGAACTTTCATCAAGTACAACTCCAGAATAAAAAGAAACATCGATATTTTTTAACTGATCATAATTAGTAATATCAAAATGCTTACTATCAATCCCAAACTTATTAGCTTCTTTTTTTGTTTGTTCTATAATTGCTAATGGAGCAAGTATTAAAACTTTTCTTTTTGTCTTAATAGAGACCTGTTTTGCCCATTCTAATTGACAAAATGTTTTACCTAATCCGCAATCAAAAAATAAAGCAAATTTGCCTTTAAATAATGCTGTTTTTATTCCAAACTTTTGAAAGTCTTTTAATAATGGATTTAGTTTATCTTCAGAGATATCAAATCCACTTTCAATAAAATTTTTTCTTTTAGTTTCTAAAAAATCTATATAATTCATAAATTAGTTTTTATAAGGTTAAAATTAAACCGCTTTTGGTAGCAAAAATTAATCTACTACCGCAGCGGTTGTTAATAATATCAGAACGGTAAATCATCCTCAACAACAGGTTTAGGACTGATAACCTCTGCTTGATGCACTTGTACGTTATCAGCGTTCCAAATCGTTGTAAATCCTTCGCCAATGTAAATAGTATCGGCTTTTGCTTCTCGTTCCTCCTTTGTTTGAATAACACAAGCGAAATGCGTTTTATTAATTTTGTACTTATCAGAAGTAAATATAGTTTTCGGCTCTTTAACCTCAACTAATTTAAATTTGATTTCCTGGACCTGCACTTCCTGCCCTTCTTTGTTTTTGTAAGCTCTACTGCTTACTAAATTACGCAATTTAGATGCGTCTAATGTAACTTGAATTTCCGCCATAATTTCTAATATTTAATGTTATTTATAAATTCTCTAACTTCTAAAACTTTATTTTGTAGCTGCTCAATAACATCTGCATTATACTCAATTTCAAAATGCTTAATTCTATACTTCGCATCCATGTTATCGTAATTATGCTTTTCCTCATAAGTCAACTCATCTGGAGTGTTTAACAGTACATAAACTAAACTTGCTTTTTTGCATCCTGTAAGGTGCATATAAACCTGTAATTGATAGTAATAATCTTTAGTTGGTATATCATTATCAAATAATGGAAACGTAAAACAATCCCAACTGCATTTAGTATCGTAAACAATACCATCAACAATTAAATCCGGTGTTCCTGTAAAGTAATCATCTTCAAAAAATTTCTCATTCTTGATAGCAAAAGGCAAATCTAATAATTCAATGGTCTTATCGATAGCTTCATCTTCAAGCCATAATCCTTTAGATAAATATTTGTTATTGATGTTTTTACGTATGCCGTAAATTTGTTCTTTTAACCATTCGTAAATATAAGATTTTGTTGTTTCTGATAATGTTTCACTCTTGGCTCTTGGAGCAGTCATTAGCTTTCCTGAAGCGGAAGCACGTACTTTAAATAAGTTGTTTTGCGTTTTCATCTGATAGGTTGTATTTAGTTCGTATTTGTTCAATCGTATAGTTGCCGCTTTTTACAGCTTCTTTTACCTTATTCCAGTTAGGGTGTTCAGGTGTTAGTTCAATCAATGTCAAATCTAATTCGTAGTTAATTAAATCCTTACGGTTTAAATCAGATCCAAATAACTTACCGAAGTGATCGGCAGCATCTTTTATGGCTATTGTTTTTGCAACAGGATAGGCCATTGATAAGGCACCATTATTAATATTATTTAAATCGGCAGGGGATGTTCCTTTAGCAGTTTGTAACTGTGAAGCACCAATGCCATCGTGAAACAACCACTCGCCACTTACCGGATGCAAATAATGTATTCTAACAGTTACCCAAACACCATTAAACGATGTGCCTTGGCCTGTAATTTCAATCTTATAAGACTTGAATATAGTTTTTAATAAATATTCAATCCTTTCAATAGGAAGGTATTTATAGCCTCTTATAAAAGGATGGTCTTTTACCCATTCTTGTTTAGGCTGCTGATTCATCAAAGTTACAAATACATCCGCTTTCTGAATAGAAAGTTTATCGGTGTAGATATCATTAATTTTTGGTAGATTACTCATAAAATAGTTCGGCTAAATTGGTGAATGATAAAGGTTTGTTTGTCGTTTGCATTAGCAAAGTAAATGCACTTGAAATGGTTAGGTAAGAATAAAGATAATTACTCTCTAATTCTCTTACA